CGAATTATTGAGCTATATTTGCCCGTCCGGCCGGTCCGGAGGCGGATTGACCCATGGTGTAATGGTAACACAGCAGATTTTGGTTCTGTCGTTCCAAGTTCGAGTCTTGGTGGGTCAACAAATAACCCTGACAATTTATTGATTGTCAGGGTTATTTGTTTTTAACTGATAACAAAAGTGGGAACGTTTCCCGTTTAATAAGGCATTTTACCAAGCAATCAAATCATATTGCACCCCTACTCCGACGTACGGTTTCATACCCTGCGGCGTGAAGCTATGTTCGACCGGCAATTTAGTCCCCGGCATGGATCCGCCGGAAATTTTCGCCCGCCAACGGGCCGTATCTGTCAATGACCCGCGCTCGACAGCCCCCTGCCACAGGTAAACTCCCAACGCGCCCGTCACAGGTGAGAAGTATTATTCTGCCATCCTCAAACCAAACCTTTGTACTTTTATAGGTCATTTATTAAATACTCGTCCTCATGTTTCCTGACACCCTCTCAATCTTCCTCAATAAATCTTCTTTTACACCCCATATCCTTCCCTATATTGTTCAGGGTAAATTACCTTATAATTTCGTAAATTAAGACTATGGGACGAGTAGAAACAAATCTGAAAAGGAGGTTGCAAATGGACAGTATATGAGTTATTAGCTTTGCCAATAGGTGTGGGTTTATTATGGTCGGAATTTAATCTTCTGCTTTGTGGAGAGGTTACTCTACACGCTTCATATTGGAACAAATTTTGATTTTGTAAATAACGAATAACTCTACCAATAGATGTATTAGAGTCAATTAGTCCCTGTTCTTTCAATAAAGTAAGTATCTGCTGAAACTCTTGCATATGTTGTGTGTTTCCAGCTAAATCGAAACATCTATCATCATCAAAATCGAATTCTGCCTCACAAATTATATATTCATCATAATGAGATTTTCCCCACCAGTGAGCATTGTCAATAAAAGTCTCCCAAAAATAATATCCCTCTCCTACCCATGCGTCAGCCCTTTCGCATTTGTATGGACCATGAGACTCAACTTCGTCAGGATTATTTCTATCCTGCAAAGCCTGATATGCTTTTGTAACGCGGCGCATTTATATTATCTCTCCGACGTGTTTTTCTTCAAAATACTGCCTAACGCACTTAGGTTAAGCGTTGGGAGCATAATACCCTTTGTATTTGCCTGAGTAGTTATAATGGTCAAATAGGCCCGCACGTAGGGAAATAATAATGCCACACTATTGGTGAAAAAGAATTCTGGGATATCCGACAAATCCGAAACATTAGTAAATTGAAATATGCCCTCGCATGTTAACTTTATAAACGGATCATCCCTTCTCCCGTTATCAAATACTGCTATCTTAAAATGTAAATCAAATAACGATTCACTTTTCACGAATTTACCAGATGTATCAAAATTTATGTCGAGAGTTTTTGCGGGATCGTGCTTATCCAAATCAATATAGACTTTCGTAAATCGATAATCTTTTATCGAGAATGCAGCTTTAGGAGGATTATGCATAACAACTTATTTTTTAATTTAAACAAAAACCCGAAGAAAACTTCGGGTTTATATATTCACTAAATGACGCACCTTGTAACTCACATTCATGAGGGACAGTGAAATAACCTATTGGCAATGTTTGCATAAATTCCTCTACAGTAGGGCCAATATTGTCATATTCCTCTGTTGCCGTCCAATCATCTAATATTTGTTCCTTAGAATTAGATGATAAGTACTCTTTTAATTTACTAAGCAAATTTCCCATGACGTTCTAATTCCAATTCTGTGCAAAGTTAGTTAATTTTATGAACAAAAAAACTTTTTCTTTTTGCATCGTGCAGATATCACTTCATACCTATGATGTTATGAATTATTATTCTGTGAATATATAACGACAATAACTTTGCCATATTATCCACATTGTGAATTTTACCGAATATATCACCATGTAACCCAGTTATATTGAATTCCGGCTCCTATATAGGGCTTGACCCCTTGCGGCGTAAGGGCATATCCGGCGCTCACACCGATTCCCCAGCGCTTGGGCTTGCCGGGAACCTCGACCCGCTGGACGACCGTATTCGTCACGGTCTGCGTTTTTCGGAAAATATCGAGCGTATCGAGCGACGCGCGGAACCCGGACACGACGGCTCGGTAATCCTCGCCTTCGTATACTTTCCGGGAAATCGGGACCAGTACCGGGACTTCCGTCGTATCGCCCGGAACAGGCAAAAGTACCGTATCTACACGGGTCAGGTAGCAGATTTTGGGAACGAGGACAGTTTCCCGGACCGTGTCGCGCACGACCACCGTGTCCGTCCGGTGAATCTCGACGATCTCCGGCTTCACACTCCGGCGGCCCAACAGATAGGAGCCGGCCAATGCCAGCGCCGCGAGTAAAACGAGTACGGCGGTTTTCATTTCAGATGCAGGACTTGTCGTCGGTTATTGCCCGGTGAGTACGACACATGCACCCATCGATAGCCGCTTTCGTCGATCAGTTGATCGAAGTCGAAACCGCCGTCAGCGATCATATCGAACAGTCGTCGGTTATTCTCCGGGCTGCCGACCGTAATGTCGGCGGCCTCGCCGCGCATGTGTTGGCTTGTGGGCACTCCGCCGACGACCTTATTCAGCAGCGGACACCGGTAACCGCTGTTGACGGTAATCGGGCCGCCCCATTTCTCTCGGATCGGATCGAGCAGTCCGTGTATCAGGTTAGACAACTTAACCCGAACGCCCGGAGGCGGGGTGTTATCGATGTTTTCTTGCCTCGCAACGTCGGAAGCGGTCAGTTCGGAAACGGTAAAGTATTTCATCGTGCAATCGATTTTAGTAACCACTGGGCGGCTGTCGTTTCTCGCAGCCTCTGACCGTACACTCTTTGAACTTGGCCGCCTGATGCTCCATCTTCAAAGCGTTGTTTTGCTCAGACAACTCACGGATTCGCTGACGGTCGGACTCTTTCTCCGCGTAAAGCTGGTCGATTTTGGCATCTTTGGCTGCCAATTTTTCCTCAGCCTTCTTGTACAGTTCCTGCCATTCGTCGGATATGGAGGACACGTTGTGTATCTCCTCACGCTCGGCCTTTGCCCGAGCCTCCCGGCGGCGGGAATTGTAGAACAGGAAAAATCCGAGGATCGGCAACAAGGCGGTGTTGACGATGGTCAGTATTTCGCTTAAATGTTCCATTTCAGAAAAGGTAAACAGTCAGAAACGTCGACAGAAAAGCTGCCGTTTCGAGCCAAAAAATACGTTGTTTACGCTTCCGCCAAGCCAACCAGCCGCACGCGAGGAAAAATGCGAGTGAAACGTACCAAAAAGGCGTGCAGAAGACGATCCATGCCTGTGCGGCTCCTCCGCAAAGTAAAGCGGCCCATACGTGAGCTTTTTCTACAAAATCATCCCGGAACTTCGCGGCCACACCGACGAACGCCAGTCCCGCGCACGAGAGAAACGGCAGCGGCTCGGGCGACTTTTCGAGCCATGCCGGGAGCAATGTCATAGCAACCGATACGCAGAACAGCGTAAAGGCCGCGTTACATTTGAGCGGAAGCAGATAAAACGAATCGGACACGGAGGCAGGAAATCCGTACCTCACGATGATAGCAACCATGTACACGAGGAAGATGGCTGCGGAGATGATAATCAAAGCGCTCATAAGTCTATTATTAAATTGATCCAAACTCAATCAGTGCTCTGCATTCGACCGTAGTCGGGGACAGTGCCGGTGCGTTGAAATGCAAATTGACTTGATTTGTCAAATTTCCAACTTTGACCGAATAAGTATTGCCTCCCCTCGATACTTCACCTCCTGACAAAGGAATCGAACAAACGACCGATCCGCTCGCGTTCTTAAAAACGGCAAAGCCTTTGATTCCGATCACATATTGCGAGGTCGGTATGCCGTAAGATTGATACGTGGCAAGGATATGATCCGTTGGTCCTTGTATAACCTTTGAAACAGACACGAACAGTCTATTAACTGTCTGGCCATTGAATTTCTCGGGATAGTACGGATATAGTCCTGCTTCATCCGTTACGGGATCGGCCTGTCCGATACAAGTCCACGAGCTCCACCCGGATTGGTCTCGGTTAATTGTCGATCGGACGAACACGGGGCCTGCGCCTTTAGGCATGCCAATATTTGGGCCGGCAGCCATACAATACTGTACGGCCATCGTTGGCAAACGGTTGACATCGACGAGCGTAAATCCGAAAACCGCCTGATCGGGAAACGGGGAATTGGCCGCTCCGCCCTCGTTGTAGAAATATCGATTGTTCGGAGCGTTATTCAAATCATCCACTTCTGTGATTGCTCCGCCGGTAGCGCCGCTCACAGCCAAATCGACATACCCTTTTGTCGCTGGGTTGTATTCCCCGGTCGGTACGTAGACCGTTGTATTTTCTTTCGACAAATAATCGGCTGGATTGAAGTTGCCGGAATCGTAAATTTTATATGAACCTTTACTATCGTTCCTATACACAGGAGTATCATCGGGAGTTACAATGCGGGTTTTCTTGATACCATTCCCAAGTGCAACGGCCACACCATCACCGGATATATTAAGTAACCCGATAATATTCTTACTGTCAGCATCTCTAACAGCAATCCCTTCTTTAAGTTTGAAATCGCCGAGAATCATTTTGCCTCCCGAAAGCGGCAGGTAATTGTCCAAAGGGATTACGTCAGTCCATGCTGACCAAGAACTGGCATGTAAATACCGAAACCAAATTTTTCCATCCTTGAATGCCCATTGTCTCTTAAAGTTCGGATTGCTATCCATTGCGAAAGTAAATCCCTGAAAATAAGAACCCGCAACCGGAGTATTCGCCGCATCATTATTGGTAGAGAAAGCCGCATTTATCGGCGCATTATTCAGGTCGGAAACCGCATTAACAAACCCAAACTTATCATCCGGATTGAAATCATTGGATTTCCAGATTTTAACCCATGAGCTCCAAGATTCCAGACTTTGCCGGAAACGGACAAAAACGGACGGATTGACATTGCCCGCAGAATATCCTAAGGCCAACTGTATCCAATTTCCTGATCTCCCGGTTCCTTCGACGACAATGACGCTGCCGTAAGAAGTAGGCGTGTTCTGCGTAGTTGCATCGTAGGTATAGAATCCGTAAGTCGTGGCGTTATTCAAGTTAGCAATAGCACCCCGGTTCACAATATACTGTTCAGCCAGTTTTGCGGCTGTCACGGCACCGTCGGCGATCTTTGCGGTCGTTACTTTCGCTGCACCGATAGTCGGGTTAGGATATGTTCCGGCCAAATCGCCACCGGCTGCGCCACCCGGAGGCAGGGACGCAGGCTTATCCGGCAGGCTGGCGAAGGTCGTACCGTGTGGATTGCCGCTTTTGATCTGCGAATGATCGTAAGCCGCTTTTCCCCGGTCTCCACGATAAGCCGTGGCCGAAGTCTCGCCCAAAGCCAGTGAAGGACTGATCTCTACATATCCGGAGCCGCTCCAGCGGTAAGTAAGATTGGTATCGGTAGCTACGTAGATTTTCCCTGATTCGCCCGTTGCAGGAAAAGCGGAACGGGAGGCGTATTCCTGCACGTCATCGACGTAGGACGGAAGTTGTGAAACCGGTACATGACCCGTATCGTCCAATTCGGCCAATCCGCCGGGCTGCCCTTTCTCGGAAAGGACGCGGTCTCCCTGTTCCTTCGCATAATCGCCCTGCTGTTTGGCAAATTCAGCCGCAGTATTTGCCGAATTTGCAGCCTGATCGGCTCTAACTGCCGCTTCATTCGCTGCCGCTGCGGCTTCGCTGGCTTCTTTGGCAGACTCCACGCTGACACCAGTATCCTCGTAAGCCTTTATTTCGTCATTATAAACGAGCCACGTATTATTCGGGCCGATCTTTGGAGACGCTCCGGTTGTAATGACGTTGTAAGGGACATCGATCAGGTTCGCATCGAGCGACAAAGGCAGTTCCATATACTTGGTTTCACTTCCCTCAACCACTTTCACGATCTTTAGAACGTGCGTAGCCAACACCCGGTTGCTCACCATCTTCACATTGACGAAAAGCCCGTATTCGCCCGTTACTTTCAGCTCGCGGTCGGGAAGAAGACGAGCATACACCGTATTCATCTCCCGATCGATCGAACTGTCGAGAGCCTGCATGGTCTCACCGGAAGGAAGCTGGAGCCATACGGATAATTCGCGTGCACGCCGAAGATCGGCATCGGTCCCGGAGGGCCTTTTGAGAACGATTCGGACTCCTAAAGAAGTACCCTGTTTTATTTCGATCATGTCAATCGCCTATTACTTTGTACCGGACTCTATTGGCTGTCATTTTGCCGTCCTGAATATATTCAGGGAATGCCTCGGGACGGCATTGGATATATCCGAGACAATCTTTCATGTAATGATCTGCAATCGAAAACGCATCATTGTAAGCCTGATTACGCTCTTTGAATTCGACGCTACGCGAATAATCGTCTGATTTACTGACAAACCCGTACCGGGTCGATATATTCGTCCCGCTTTTTACGATCCGAGCGTATGCGTAATAGGCCAGCGCCTTTTTCAGACCCGGAAAATACCGTTGTTCCCCGCAAGGGTCTGAGTACAGCCCGCCATTCAATAGCTCGTCATATTTATCGGGTGAAGTCGCAATGGCGATATACAAAGCATCGCCGAGCGCCGGCCGAATGTCGTTATGTTCGGCCTCTTCAATGAAGCGCCGGGCAATATCCTCGTCAGCAGAACAGGGGCGGGCGAGCTCGTTTATTTCGTCAGGAGTTATCAAAAGGTTCTTCATGCTTGAGGGACATTTACAGCTTTCACAATCGGTTCGATTTCAATATCCTGATCATTTAGGATCGGAGCGGTTGCCATGTCCCAATGACCGAGGATCGTTTTGTAGGCGCGGGTCAACATCCGCTGCTCCTTGTTTACGCGCTGTGCATACTCCAACTTCGCATCATAGATTAGTGTACCGGAAAAACCGATTTTCCCTGATCGGATGCAATAAAACGCCTCTTGACCAAAAGCCGAATAGATACGCTCGATTACGGACGAATCCGTGACAGTAAACTCCTTGTCGTAATTCTCGCCTTTGAAAGATACGAACTGCGGAATTTCCTCGTCCGCATCCAATTCGACCTCAAGGATTTTCAGCGAATTGCTATCACCTTGCAATTTGGCGAGTTCATCGGAATATCCGCTATCGTCTTTCCCGTCGTCCGGCGGCATTTGTCCGTTTTTATGAACAAGCATCCCGGCCGTAAGAAAGTTATTGCGAACATTGCGGTGTTTGACATTCGACAGCCCCTCGTCCGTGCTCATTTCTGTGAGAACCGCATCGAATTTCGCCGTAGGGTAGTTTCCTGCCCCGCTCGACGATACCCACAAAATCTGCCCCTTGAAAAATTCGATACCTCCGGCCCGAACGATTTGTGCCTGTACAACACGCGGATTAGGATTGAACACGGGTAGCAGATCCACCGTGTCGCGATTCACCTTGACCGGTTTTCCGTTGCGCGTCATCTTGCCCGACCAGTCGGGATGTACGGCAATATGGCTCACCCGGCCTTCTTCGTCCGATTCTTCGAGCCGGCAATTCTCAAATGGTACATGCGACAATTCGACGATTTCGCCCAGCACGTTATAGTTGACATGCAGGGCGAAACCGTTGAACTTTGCCAAATCGGCCGCGCACAAATGATGAATATCGTCGAAACGGTCGCCGCTACGGTTCACCACGAAATCGGCCAGCGTTTGCGATGCGAAGCCATTCCCTTCGATGAAGTCAGCATATCGATTGCAGCAGGTCGTACCGGTTGACGAAGCAGCCACAATGGCCGCCACGTTTTGCGGATATAGGTTATCAGCGTCGTATGCCTGAATGCCTAATGATGACAGGTACTTGACATCGATCCGCCTACTCGGCTTTTTCGTCTCCTTGATATTCATCCCCCGTTCATAAATCGTTCGACTCGTGCTCGGCCTCCGCAGCCTGAAGGTCGGCGGCGATTTCAGACCGCAAATCCGGATTAATCTCGATCTCCGGATCGGACTTTTTCTCAGGGATCACCTCAAACAGCCCGACAGCTCCCGGCCGCTCCTTGAGAAACGCAGTAGCGACCGCATCGGTCAAGTTGTCGTTCGTGTAGACATCGGACGTACCACCCGGCTGGATTACCACGCCGGCTTTGAGACGGTAGTTGCATATTTTTCTCATTTTCATATTCTTTTTCAGGTAAATTCGCATCTCGATCACCGCATCGGAATACCTATCCTTGCAACGACAGGACCTGAGCGGCCGACGGAACACTTCCAGATAAAGCGATTCGATTTTGCGTTGTTCAGAATGGGGGAAAACACCCGGTAAGTGTTTCCCCCATTCCGACACAAGCTCGTATGCCTCCGCGAAAGACATAACAACCTACTCAGTCGCTCCCTTGAGCAGCGTTTCGATCAGCGTTTTGGTCGCCGCATATGTCTCAGCGAACAGGTAGAGGGCCGATTTAGGCGACCCTGCCTCCTGAAGTGTGAATGACCATCCGCCGTTCGTATCGTCGCTGTACTTGTCGAGCGTGGCAGCATTGGCTACGAGCCCCTGATAGAAGCCGTAAATCTCGAATGCGGCAGCACCGGCAGGCGTTCCCTGCATCTTCTTGAACTTGTTCTCCAGAATGACGAGGAACGAGCCATTAGCAAGCGGATCGATGATGCTTTCGGCCACGTCCGGCCCGGAGTCCGGGATATACATCACGATCTGATGCGTGAACGTATTCCGGCTCGTACCGGTCGCCAGCGCCGAATTGGAGCCGGTGAACGGCGTGTTGCCCGGCTGGTAGATTTCAAACGCCTTCTTGCCGCTCAGAAGCGGCAAAGCCGATACGACGTTGGACTTGTCCGCAGCGAACTCGACTGATCCAAAGTCCACATCGTCGCGGTTGATGATGATACCGCGCTTCTCCAGCCCCTTTACCAGCGGATCGTCGCAGTTTTCGGTGATCGCCTGCGCGATCAAATATTCACATTTTCCCATATTCGTCCGTTTTGAGAATTAGAAAGCCACCTGAAGCAGATCGTCCTGACCGATCAGCGTGCCGATAGTATCTTTGGCGAGGATGTAGTTCACCTGATCCTTTTTCTCGAACCAGATATCGAGCTCGGCGATCTCGTTTTCACTCTCCGAACCGACCAGCAGGTTCTCCTTCACCGTGTACAGCGCCCGGTGCGGCTTGTTCCACGCTTTCCCGCCCGTGACGGTCTCCGTCGAGCGAATGATCTCGTCCCAGAACGGAATAGCGAGCAGTTCGACACCTTTGTAGGTCGTTTTGGCGATGCCGTCGAAAATGGCCGTCCATTGCAGTTCGCTACCCTTATTGTTGTTGATGATGTCCCAGTCGAGCGCATCGCGGAGCGACTGCGTGATGTAGATCACCTGACCGGGTGTCTGCCGCAGCACCATCGGCGCTTCCCGAATCAGGCTGTCGATAATGCCCGTAGGCACGCCGGCAGTGTACAGCGCTGATACCTGAGCATCAAACGATGTTTCCGAGTTGGCATCGATTGTCGTCTTACGCGCAGGGGTCTCCGTCGTGAGCGTAAACAGGCGTTTCCAGAAGCCGTCGATCAGCGTGAAATACCCCTTATCGACAGTATCGAGCAACACCCCGCCGTTGGTCACGGTATCGGCAGCCTTGTCGCCGAACCAAGCGAAACGCATCAGCATTTTGCGGATCGCCAGCGACAGGCGCGGCTCCAGAATTTCGTCGATATACTGCGTGCCGGTCAGATCTGCCACCTGCGTCTTGGTACGCATAGCAACCTTCGCCAGCGTGCCCCGCAAGTCCGTGTAACAAATCTGCTCCGATATCTGCCACTCGGCAATGTCCCACGTTTTTTCCGACGCTGCGAGAACGCTCTGGTTGAACGACGGAAGACATCCCGTACTCGCTTTGCCGAGCATTCCGAACTCGCCGATCATGCCGACCTTCTTGCCGTGCTCTTGGTTCGGAAGGAAATTGAACAATGCCCCGAGCTGGTCCACGTCCATGACGGAGAGGAAGATCAATTCCCGAAGGTCCCGCACCGCACCGTTATCGGGGGTCAGTTTTGCGAAATCAAGTCCTGTGCTTGCCATAACTTTCTCTGTTTTTTAATGTGTTTTTTCTGGTTTATTTTTTGGCTCTCAATTCAGCGAGCCGGCGGGCCACTTTGGATTCACCCTCCGTCTCCGTCTTTCCGCTCTGCGGGAAACCTCTCCCTGCCGGTTTGTACTCCGATTGTACCTTTTTCAGCCAGTCGATTCCTCCGGCTACCTTGACGAGGTTAAGGATACGTTTTTCGTCGCTCGTCTTGGCAACGCTCTTGGCTCCCTCCAGTTCCTGTTCGAGTTCGGCAATCCGTTCTTTGAGTTCGGCGTTCTCTGCCTCCAACTCGGCGATCCGGACATCCTTTTCGTCCTCGCCTTCGGCCACCGGCTCCGGTCCCTCGCCGCCTTGTTCTTCGGCCGCCCGAATTTCGGTAATGATTCCGTCCTCGATGATGATCGTCGTGCCGTCGGGCATCTTGTGCTCTCCATCCGGCGACGCGTTGTCGCCGACGGCAGGAGCCTCGCCCTCCGGCTTATCGATTGTGATCGTCTCGCCGCTCTCGGTATCGAGTTCGTATGCGACGATTTGGGCGGGAGTTACGTTGAACCCCATGAGAGCCGCCAACCTTTTCATGGCGGCCTGCATCGTTTTTTCGTTTTTCATACTCGTTTTATTTTGGTTGTTATTTGGCCATGCGGCCGCACCTTTCCCGGCATAAGCCGAGGCCGGCGGGATTATTTCGGAAATGAAACCGAGCCGCTGCGCTTCGGCGGTATCGATCCATTTATCATCCTTCATCAGCGCGGCCAGCTCCTCGCGATTTGCCCCGGTTCGCTCGACATAGAAATCGAGTATCTTCTCCGTGTTTGCACGGAGATCGGCGGCAATCTTTTCGAGGTCCTCCGCACGATAGGCATCGGCCAGCGTGTACTCGGGGATATAAGGATCATGTATCAGAATCTGAGCGTGCGGGTAGGCCCGGCGAGCCTCTTTGGGTGCGGCGCAGAGAAGCACCGTAGCCATCGAGGCGCATTGGCCTTCAATCGTCGCACAAATCTCCTTACCGGTTGCTCGTAGTTTATCGACCATTGCCCAGCCTTCGATCACATCGCCGCCTGCGCAATGCAACCTCATGTCGATTAGGTTATCGTTCTCGGGAATGGACGATATGAACTCGTCGATATCTTGGAAAGATACGCCCTCAACACCCGAGAAAAAAAGGGTCATCGCCTTATTCTCCTCATTCACGATAGGGCTGTAAATTTTCAAATATGCCATAAAATCTACTTTTGGCATAACATAGAACAAAGCCTCGTTTTTTTCCCTCAAAATGGTATAATTCGACTGTCAGTCTGTGACAGTAATATGTCCATGCACGATTTTGCGAAAAATATTTGAAGAAAAATTTGGATATTGATAGTAAAAATACTATCTTTGTGTTGTGATAATTAAACAACCGACAAGATGAAGTATTCAGAAATTGAGAAGAAATTAAGGAAAGCAGGCTGCTACTTCCTAAGTCATGGAAAAAATCACGATTGGTGGTACAGCCCGATTACAAAACGTCGATTTCAGATTCCTCGACACAAAAGCGAAGAAGCGAAAGGCAAGACATTAAAAAGTATCAGTGAGCAGTCCGGGGTCGAGTTCTGACCCCGGCAACTGCCGACAACATTTAAAACTATAACTATGAAAGCACAAGTAATCATCGAGCGGGGGGCCGACGGCACTTTCGATGCAAATATGGAGTATATCAAGGATATTCCCTTCGGCTTGCTGGGACAAGGTAAAACCGTAGCGGAAACAATAGCCGATTTCTATAACTCATACGAAGAAATGCAGGCTATGTATCAGGCCGAAGGTAAAACGTGTCCGGCATTGGATTTTGAGTTCAAATACGATATCCCGTCGTTTCTTCAATACTACGCCTATGCCTTTACGTTAGCCGGATTGGAGCGAATTACAGGTGTCAATCAAAAACAACTCGGACATTATATCAGCGGATTCCGAAAGCCCAGCGAAAGGACGGCACGGAAAATTGAGGAAAAAATCAAAACGTTCGCAAAAGAAATAGAATCCGTTCGGTTTGTTTAATTATCACAAATTATCTTCCAAACGGATGCCCCCTCGTTTTGAGGGGGTTTTTATTGCACCAAAACCCGCTGGAATTTCCGAATGATCCGCCACACGGTCGCCTCGCTCACCTCGTACTGATCGCAGAGATGGGCCACGACGTAGGTAGTTTTCAGTCCATCAGCCCTGAGCCTCACGAAATCCTCGTACAGTTCCAAATGTTTCACATCCTCGACGGCTATCCCCGTCCGGGCCAACCGTATCAACAGATCGCGGTTGTCTTTCAAAGATTCATATACTATCATGCGTCGCCCAGTTTTTCAAGTACAGCGACCCGATTTGCCGTTGTCGTGATCTCCTCGACGGACACGACCGGCCGGGGTAGGGCGGCCACTCCTTTTGCGACAGCTCTCGCCAGCATTTCCTCGCCCTCGATCACGCTGCTCGACTGCTGTACGGAGATCGGCACTCCGCCCCCGATCTGATTGAAAGCAGAAAGGACGGGCGCGAACATTTCTGTCGCCCGTGAAGTCATAACCGACTCTCCGTTCGACAAACGCGCAGGAATACTATCAGACGTTCCGGAACCGGGACCGGTAACCAAACCACCCTCAGCGAATTTGGCTGATTTGACAGTCTTGATAGCATTCGTAATATTTGCCATTACCGTTGTAATTGTCGTAGCAACAGCTACTAAATTCGCAGGAAATGGAACTTCCATCGCCGAGGCTACACCCGCTGATATGGCTTTACCAGTATCAATGGCGATTTCGGCCAATGCTAAAATCTTGGATGCGGCGGCAAAAGCTCGATTGTTCTCTCCGATTTCAGCCAACATATCAGACATTCCCCCAGTAATTGCTGCGGCCGCCTCATATTTGGCTTGTTCGATTTCCATTTCTTTATTTGCAAGCGTCTTTTTTGCATCGACGTAATTCTGCTCAGCCTCCAACTGCCGGGCTTTAAATTCCGCGTCCGATTCGCCCTCCATTTGATGCAAAGCCTCCAGCTCAGACCGCCGGTACTCGACTTCTAACTGCAATGTGTCTTCATGGTGCAAGGCAGCTTCGTTGATCTTATTCTGCCATTCGAGCGCCAATTCTTCGGCCGCCTTATTGCGAAGATTCTCAGCCGCATTCGTCCGTTCATCCTCGATCAGCTTATTGTACTTAGCCTCAACCTCGACCCGGGCAATACCCAACTCTTCCGCCGCACGTATCTCCTCGGCCTTCTGCAACTCCAGCTGCTGAATTCTGAGCGCCAGTTCTTCATCGCTGCCCTCCTTAAGCGCGGATAGGCGTAACTCGATCAGCTTCGCCTGCTTGTCGGCTTCTTTCTGAATCTCGTCCTTGTTGGCTTGCTGGCGAATCTGCGCGAGGTCGATTTCCTTTTTGTCCTCAAGTGCGTTGATTTGGGAGTTAATCGCTCTTTTTGCGGCAATAGTCAAGTCCTTTTCCGTTTCAAGCCGCTTCTTCAGGTCCTCGATCTGTCGATTATAAGTCGCCTCAGTTTGAGTCAACTGCCGTTCCGATTCCGAAGTTATCAGCGCGAAGATCGCATCCTGTGCAGCTCGGACGGCTTCGAGTTCTTTCTGCTTTCGCGCTTGCATATCAGCAGCAGCCTCCTTCGCTTTAGCGGCAATTTCTCCTCGAACCGTATTTTCCTGCTCCAACAGTTCCATTGTCTTTGAAAAATACTCTCTCCGAGCATTGTACATATCCGCTTCGAGCCTTGCGAGCTCAGCGTTTGTCTCGGCGTTATTTTCCGCCCTCTCCGATTCGAGTTTCAGAGCGTTATAACGGCGCTCGGCCAATTCTACATTACGTTTTGCAGCTTGTTCTTCCAATTTATTCGCCTCTTTTATAGCCGCCAGCCTTTCCTCTGCAGTAGCATTTTCGCGATCCTTGGCTTCTTTTCTGAGCTCGGCCACTCTTAATGCGTCTTTGGCATTGAGGACTTCATTCTCGCGTGCTTGTTTCTCGATATCGGCCTTTTCTTTGGCAAGCTGTATCGCTTCCTCGTTCGCTTTGTTGATTTCTTTAATCTTATCGCCCACAATAGGCAGTTTTTCGGCCAATTTCATAGCCCAATCATACATTTTCATTCCGGCTTCGACGAAAGACAACAAGTAACCCACCGCTTTTTGCAAGAGGTTCATCAAGAAATCCATAGCGCGTCCGAGAGGAGCGAGAACGACATTCCACCTATTCGTCGCCTCCTCGCTCGAATTGATAGCTGTTTTGATTGCCATTATGATCGCCGCAAGGCCGGCCAATACGGCAAATACAGGATTGGCCAACAGCGTAAGCAGCGTTTTACTCAAATTCACGACGGCCGATCCCAAAGATTTGATAGCCTTACTTGCACCACCCGATACATCTATCATACTTTGAATTTGTCCAATAAACGGAACATTCGCAGCAATGGCTTTCTTGATAGACTCTTCATAATTACCGACATTGCGGTAGAAGCGCTGTGTTTCGGCCTCTGCCTCTTTGAGCTCATCGGTCAACTCGTTAATATGTTTGGCAAGCGCTTTACCCTTCGCTCCTTCTCTTTCGGCCTTGCTAAGACTATCGAAGTCTTTCGTCGCATTCGATAATTGAGCGCGTAAGGAACGCAATGATCCATCTTGCTCCTTTTCACGCTTGATATTGTTCTGAACCTCTTTGTTTAGATCGCGAATCGCGCTCTTGTACTCATCTTGTGCAGCCTTTATTGCGGCAAGCCGCTTCCGTTGTTCATCGGTAGATTTTCCGCTTTCTTTGATAGTTTCACGCAGCTTCTTTTCTTCTGCATTGACTTCCTCAAGTTTGCCCATATACTCGGACAACCCTTGTATTGCCTTATCGTAATTCACCTGAATTTCGAGTATCTTCTCTTTCGTGTCTGAATTTGCCATATCTATGATATTTACTGATTTGCCGATTCTGATAACTGCAATAGTTGCACCTCGCAAATATGCGCGGAGCTCGTCTGTATCGTGACAATACCGTAATACCGGCCGTATTGCCGCAAATAGACGGGGACAGTGTAATCAAGCGTCTGAAGATCATATTCGGTCAAGGTAAAACGTTCTTTAATAACGACGGGCTGATTTATTAACGCCTGATAGTTGACATAATAATCTGCTATCAATTCACTGAATTTCAACCCATCGAACGAAAGCGCGCATTTACCCGACACGTTCGTCAGATTCATGATGCGGGGCTCGACCTTCACTTCTTCGAGCTCTCGCCCTTCACCACTCGTCGAGTCTTTCCATTCATAGTGCGCGATGATGTTTCCGGACGAGGCTGCAAACGGAAGTGTAATAAGGTCTTCCTCCGGATCAAGGCTCTCGTCGTCCACGGCAAGAACTCCGTCCGCATCAATCTTTACCGTATCATCCTCCTTGTATTTCAAATTATTCCTTTGTGCGAAATCCCCGAACGTGAAAGCTGTTGACTTCGGCTCGTGATCTCCAGCATCAATCAATTTGTTCGACCAATCAATCGCACTGCCTATGTTCGACAATAGCACATCCGGCGATACCAAACGGATCGTGTTCGGCGTGCCCGAAGGCATGGCAAAAAGCCCGAACATCGCGCATAATGCCTTGATGAAATCGATCTGCTTAATATTCGGAAGATTTGGAACGATTGGATATGCCGTCGGGTAATGCAGGTCTACGTCGTAAGGACTCACGTATACCGCCGCATCGGTCAGTCGCCAATCACTGGTCGAGATCAGCCAGAAGGACGTGCCTTTTTTCAGGGTAACCACTTGATCGAATAATATAGTATACCCTTGATCGGGATGACCGGAAATAGGTTCAGCATCCCATTTGTAATCGGGAACCGCAGCGCCGACGACTTCGTCCCACGTCGATCCTTCGTACAACCTGACCGACGGATTGTCCCAATGTGTATCTATCGCCGATTTTTTCAGCATCTGTCCTGACACGTAAATCCGGACTCGACTGCTGCCCCCTGTGTCGAAATAGGGATCGGTCCAAATCTGCGAGCTTTGTGTGTATGTTGTCGGGAGAATCGCATACCATATATCTCCGGAAACCCCGGTAGCCCTTCCCGAATAGCTGTCGGAAGATTTGTAGCCTTGCGCATTCCAACTCGTGATGTTACCGTTGGTTTCAAACAATGGAATCGCCAGTTTTTCAATCGCTTCTTTTTGCGGCGACGGAATATCGAGCGTAAACCCGTTGGCTTGTTCGATCTGCTCCAGAATCCAAGCGACCCGAACTGACGGATGAATATTGCCGAACTTCTTGGCTTCCGAAAGCATGGGGACTCCTGTATTATAATCGGCGAAGAAAGCGCCAGCCGCAGGCGGATAAGAATCCGGCACCGTATTCTCGTCCCACGCGAGCGTCGTACCTTCATCCGGCAAATCGGATAATTTAGGAGCATCGGATACCCATGTCTTCAAAGCCTGCAATACGCCCCACGTCAGAGCGATCTCGTAACTTTCGGAACTTTCCATTACGATAGCTGTCGCGCTGTCGATTACAATCATTCCATTGCGCAGATACCGCGCGGCATGAGTCCGATAGCGGAAACGGCTGTCGTAGGCCGGAGCCGTCGGATTATCCAATACGCAACGATTACGAGTCGTTTTAGGCAACTGAATCGTATAGCTGTTCGACGCCGTGATTTTGCTGATGTCATGTAGAATATTCGACTTGAAATTCAGCGTGATCGGTTTGTCCGGATACAGGTCTACGATCTGATCATCTATGTATAGTTCTTCCTTCATGCCTCACAAGATTTGCGCATTTTTCTCGGGCAGGGTAATCGATACATTGAAATCTTGCAGCAGGTCGTTGCTTCGCGTCCGCGATCCCGTAGCCACATTCACTCTCCGCCACATCGGCACCCCTTCATCGTCGTAACCGGTGAACAGATCGACCACCGGCGACTGTGCCAGATCAGACAGATAGTCGTATGTCGGATCGTCGATCAATGGAGCTACTATCGTGAGCGTTTCGGCCTGTCGTAGAATCTGGCGTGTCGATGTTCCGATATTCACCCCGTCAACGTATTGAGCGGGGTTGCTCATTTCATTACGTGAAAATGACTCGTCTTTACTTATGGCGTATTCGTGAGCTGTCCGTTGGAATAGGTAGTATTCGTACTGCCCTTGCCGGTCGATCCACCGCAGATACACGCCCGAACAATCGCGGCTTATTCGCAAATCGTATGACGTTACGCCGACCCGTTCCACGTCATTGCGAATCTGCAAGGCATTCGGAATGGCAATGTACAGACGGCGGTTTGCCAAGAAGGTATCGAAAACGCGGGCCGGATTGACTATGTAATGATGATAATCGTCCTCGTCGGTCGTCGTCAACCCGAAGGCGAGCGAACTGACCGGCCCGTCGTCACACTTGACATCGAAAAAGTTGCTTGGTTTGGAAATCACATTGAACGTGAAAGGGTAGTTTACGAACCATGTACGGATATACGGGCCCCCGCACCGCTCGCCGGCATCGAGAGCGCCCCACACGCAATCCATATCGAACTCGAACGTCGTTACGCTTACCGTGACTTTTACATGAATTTTTCGGACGATAGGACTGTCTGAAAATCGAACAGAATAATCGACAACCGAATGCCTGATGCCTTCGAGAATCATCTGCAAATAACGCTGGATATCGAACACGACTCCGCCAGCAGGTGATGCCTTGCGGTTCTCTGTGTAACTCTGACCCGTCGAGTCGCAGGTAATCTCGACAGAGGCCGATTTGATTCGGCCCGAAACGCTGATAATCGCCGGCGTGAAGGCGAAATGTACCGAGTTAGGGTAGGTGATCGAAAAACCCAAGCCCGCATCCCATATTCTCATGCTCTATTCTATTTTTTGGTTATCGATTCGTCTATCGCCACGTCAAAGATACCGGCGAGACGACTGGCAATCCGATCAATCGTCGCAGGAATTTCGTTTGAATAAATATCTGTCCGGCCACCGGTGCGATATAGCTTCGAGCCTTTCGTCATAATGTTGTACGCAATACCTCCGGCCGGCGCGGAGATACCCTTTCTCGCAGCCCATTCGGCCATCAGATCGATGAAAAACTTCGGCGGCCGAATGTACTGCCTTTTCCAAGGACGCGATCCCTTTTCAAGCGTGGAAAAGAACGAGCGCCCCCACAAAATACCGGTGATTCCGGCCGACCCTTCCGTCACTTCAGGTGTCAGGCTATTGGCCGTTGCTCCACTTGCGCGCTGACCGGCTGCGTCCATGTTGGCAATAATACGTTGACGTAGCGCTTCGAGTTCCTCTGCAACTACCTCTGCTCCCTGATATCTAAGCGCTTCCATTACTCCGTCAAATTACGCGCGCAAACACCCATAATTTCTCGCAATACCAATTCGACCGTCACGAGCGCAAGGTTCCGATCCAATTTGTCGAACATACAGGTATAGATTATCGGGCCACTAACCGGCTCGAATAGCCCGCTACCGTTCACACGCACGACAAATTGCATCGCCAATTGCTTCATACGTTCGACGACTTGCTGCACTTCGTCGGCCGGAGCATCAAGCCGAATTTCATCACCGAACGCGAGCACGCAGTTCGGAGCATCGACAATCTGGCCATTGTTGTTCCAGTAAATCGTACCGCGCTGCGGCAGTACGTTGATGCAAATAGGGTAGGATAACACCCGCATCCGCTTTTTTCGATCAAGCTCGACATTCGCGCCGTGCCACGACTCGAACAGATACGCGATGCCCATTGCTTCGATGATTTCCCTGATCTTTTCTTCGACGCTCTTTTTCATAGTTTGTTCTTTTGCTGGTAAATATCTCGCAACCGGCGTTCGTACTCAGCTCGACGTGCATCGATCCGAGCACATTCGTACAGGCGAAGCCAAGGTAAAGCCATGACCTGATCGTGATCGGCTATGTGCATGCGCTGGGCGAACCAATCGACCATCCCGAACGGACCGAAACGCAGCCTTTCGATACCAGCGGCAATCTCTTCTTTTGTCGGATTTACAATCGTGCTTTGGAAAAGCTTGTTGATGCGCTCTATTTCGGTCCCGACCCAAATAGCAAAACCTATTGCGTCGCGCGCCGATGTCCTCATGATTTTCGCAGCAGGAAGCCCGAGGATGATTTCAGGCGGGATGAGTAACAAGGCATGTACGTTTCGTATGGTTTGTAAACGACAGAGCTGCTCGAACATCAGGCTGTCGAGATTGTTCGGCACTTGACGGCCGCATAGGCGGGACGGCTTCGGGAAATTCTCGGCCGTCATCTCCACCTCGTCTGTCAACGCCTGCTGTATGTGCAGAAATTCCCGTAATGTAATCTTTCTCATCGTGGCAAACTACCTACAGATACTCTCGTTTTGCGGACCGGCCCTCTATGGAACTCGCGCTCAACAATGCCGGTCAGGGCATCGGCCGCATCGTCGAACCGATTCGCCCGGAACAGTCGCTTGTAGGCCGTCACCATAACATAGAATGAAGGCCAGATTTTTCCCCATTCTGAAGGAAATTTTATGCGATTTATTACGGATGCCGAATTAGTCAATATCCTTGACTCCTTATTTCCCGATTGATGAAACCATTCGACACGGACTGCTGGGGCCAGTCTACCCACTGCACGGGCGAATCCTCGGCCGCCGTTGTTGCTCTCGATATAAGCTATCCTTGTATCGTTCCGCAAAAGCATTTGCGCGGTCATCGGCTCGGTCACTTCCATAGGCTCCTGCGTAAAAAGCACGTCCGTTACATAGGCAAAACCATCACGACTCACGACATAGCAGATCGAGCACAGGTAGTCGTCACCCAAATCGGCCGTATCAGTGTAATTCGCTTTTTTGATGATCTCGTTCGCCGGAGGAAGTTCGTCGTATGTCTGAAATTCGGCTCCATATAGCAGCCCTTCTTTAGTTGCCGGACGGCCTTGATACAGACTGTCGAAACCCACCGGATCGAGCGCACGGCGGCGAACTAACGATTGTAGGCTATGCCGCTCGGGCCATAATGGCTGCCCGAGTTCGCGCGGATCGAGGTCTGTGCGTGGCCCCTCCTTGATCGCCTCGAAATCGACCTTCAGCCACGCATCGGGATCACAGCCCGATAGCTGCCTGAGCGATGTCAGGTTAACCACCTTTTCTGAGGCTTCGATCCGGCCGATCAGGTCGTCCTCATGCCATCGCGTAAAGACGATCAGTTCTTGCGAGTCGTTGTGCAGACGAGTTTCCGCAACAGACGTATACCATTCCCAAACCGCGTCACGAATGAGCGGAGAATTGGCCTCTGCCGCATTTTTGTACAGGTCGTCCAAAATAAGCACATCGACAGTCTGTCCGGTCAGACCACCACTTCGCCCCACAGCCGTAAGCTTTCCTCCGCGGCCTATTATTTCAAACTCGCCTGCGGTTCTCGCCCATCTGCTCGAATCATCGGCTACCGGACTACCGGCGAGTTGCGTATCGGGGAAAAGCGTATAGTATCGCTCGGAGTCGATAATCCGCTGAATTTCGCGATTGAACTTCCGGGCGAATCGGTCCGAATACGAGGCAATCGCTATTTTCAAGTCCGGATTCAGTCCGAAAAGATAGGCCGGAAGCAACCGGGTCGACCCCTCCGATTTACCATGCTGAGGAGGGATGGAGACTATCAGCCTCTTGATACGTTTGTGGGCGAAGGCATTCAGAATTTTGTAATATCGTAAATGGAAGGGGGTGAAGAACCCCTTCCCCTTAATTGCTGCTGAAAACAGCGGAAAGCTATGCCGAACGCCCTGCTGAACTGCGGCTATGTACCTTGCATCACTCATCACTCAAAAGCTCGGCAATCTCATCCTTACCCATCCCGGCAATGAGCTTCGCCCCAGCCAGCAGGTCTTTTCCGTCTTTACCGGTGACTTCCTGCGATTGACGGTTTTTCCAACGCCCGGGTGCGATGTTCGTCAGCAAAAAGATAGCAGCCCCGACGTTGGCAGGCTCGCGCATCGTCTTAGTCGTATGCTTTTTTTTGTAAAGATTGCCCATCTTGTCATAGCCGTACTCGGTTGTCGATTGTGTCCATTCGTAACCTTTGGCTACATTGGAAAGGGACTTCACTATGTCCTGCTCGAGCAAATCGCGATATTCTTCCTTCGCCTTTTTTATAGCTTCCGCAAATTCCGCATTTTCGAGCCATCGGTAGTATGTTTGATAGTCTATTCCCGCATAATTACAAAAGTCCCGAAGACGCGCTCCTCCGTAATCAATGAGGCCATTGTTGCGCACCCATTCGGCCCACTCCTTGATTTTTTCTTTACTATATTTTGCCATAACGTGCAATGTTTCAACATAACATAGAATTACTCCCCGATTTTTTCCCTGATTTTTGAAGAAAGTGCAAAAAAAATTTTGTCGAACTTGTTGTACAAACATTTCTGGCTTTCCGGCCCGGGCCATTCAGAATACGGTCGTCCATCGAAGAACTTCCACTCAAAAATGATGCGGTCGCGCTTGGGCAGTTCAAGTTCATCCAATGTGTCACTGACAATTTGATAACATTCGTCAAGATTGAGATCGTCAATATCGACTCTCGGTTCCGGATGCTCCTCTGACCAGTCAACCGAATACGTGCAATGTTGGGCTTGTTTATAACGAAACGATGAGCGAGGGGATATGATGTTACGCTTAATAATTGAAAGGACAAAGAAGTCGAGCTCGGTGTACCCGTCGCGGGCACACTGCATCAGCATTTCTAAACGCAGCGGAGATCGCGAAAGAAGGCCGCAGAGAACATCGTTAAGCACTTCGGCCGGTTCGATTGACAATCCGGACGCATGGCAATGATAGGTCGCGTAATCAAGCCACCGGTCATATCTTTTCGATATATAGTCATTCAACGTCACTGTCTACCCAAATAATTCTTGACCTCTTCGATAAACTGCTCGATGTGCCGTACTACCACACACTTGTTTCCGTTCGTTTCGGCCCATTGCAGCCATTCTTTCTGTGCCGGCGACAATCTGCCCGTCTCAGTCTTCAATTCAATGCAGAGAGCCCCGAAATGACCTCGCGGAACCAGTAGAATCAGATCGCTAACCCCGGCAACCGTTCCCTCGGCTTTCATCCGCGCCGCCTCGATCCGGTTCCGTGAGCCGCCGTTAGGCACGGCGAACAGCAGTCCTCGATACTGTGGATACTGCATAGTAAACCACCGAACGCACGCTATTTGCAAATCGCTTTCCCTATGCCTCATTTAGAATATCCTTTACTTTTATCGCCATTTCACGGAAAATAGGGGAGGTGTCGTATTCGTCTTGGTAGCGATTGATCAGGTAGCCAATACTCGCACGATCCCGATGAATTGCCTGTCCGATCTCTCGGGCCGACGCGCCGCGTTTGTGAATCTCACGGCACAGAATGATCCGCGCCCGAACTACCGGTAGTCTCCTGCTACGAGCTCGTATATCCTCCAATCCGAAACCCGTCGCCTGTTCGACGGCTGCGGATATACGCTGTATCTCACTTTCAAGAATCGTCATCGTCCCAATGCTTTGTATTATTTCACCAGTTGAAACTCGATGCGCCAAACAAAAGGATTCCGATCCCATGTACCTTTGCCGGAAACCTTGTCGATCAGCGAGGCGAAAGCTTCGCGGGGTGAGTCGAACATGTAATATCGTAAATGTTCATCTGCATATCCCCATTGTATACGGCCATCATCAGCCGATGCTAATAATGTTATCCCTTCCTTAAAGTAATCGTCCGAAATATCCTGCAACCGCTCAATCCGAAGGTCTCTAATCTGTATTTGGTGGGGCATCAGATCAGCCTTAACAAACATTTTGTTATCCCAACCTTTTGACGCAAGTGCGGTGGTCTGATAATCGTGCTCAATCACTCCATTGTTGGGGTGCAAGAAGCTATCATATCTTTGAGCCACGGCTACGATCTCTCCAACATTGTATCTTGGTTCAATTACCTCCCAACCTTCATTCTCGGTATAGCCATACAGACATTCTTCAAACTCAAGACATGGCTGCCACCACCGTAGTTCTTCGTACTTACCCTGCGGATCAACAATCCGCCTTGTCACCGTCTTTCGACCACTGATAACCGCCTGCGTCAGGCCGTAACGGTCGTTAAACATCATCTTTTTCATATTTCGTCTATTTTTATCAGGTCCGCATTATCATGGATGTTACCTACAACCCACATTTGATACGAATCGCCAAAACAGCCAGACAGATCGAAAATATCCGTATCTCCGAAGTTCACGACAAAACCACTGTCTCTCCATTCGACGACCCCCATGCTTCCAAATTTGTCGGTAAGGATATCTGCCTCATATACATCCTTTCCGTTCTTGTCTTTTCGCCCCGTGTACTGGCCGACGGTGGCCGGATCGACTTCTACCGCAGCGACGGAGATGCGGCCGTTATCGTTCGTTGCTTGGTAAATGAAGGTCCGACCTTGATTTTCGAGTAGGTATCCGCTCTCCCATTTCCCATTGTCGAGGCTCTTGCCTCTGAAAAGTATTTTCCGCATGATTCTCACTGTTTTTCGTCTTTCTACTGTTCGTATCTTATCGGTTCTGGTTTCTCGAATCCCGTTACATCACCGCATTCCGGGCAGGACATGTACCAGAATTCCATATCGTACCTCTGATCGTAATAGGTTTTTTCTACGTCTTTCCGTTCATACTCGAACTGGCAGCCACAATTGCAGCATTCTCTCAAAAAGATGGCATTAGCGTATTGCTCGCCGTGTCTGATTATCCGTTTCATATTCTTTAGTTTTTAATAGTTCTATGAGTCGCCAGTGGGTGACATCTATCGGTAAATCCATCGCTGGATCAAACCATGCCCCCTGTGGATAATATTTATTTTTGCAATATGATGCACAGTGGTAGCTACCATCAAACACAAGAACCGTATCGCTAATCCCATTTTTACCAATTACCGGCAATTTATCCTCTACGCTGATCCATTTTGGGGCTTCGCCCACTTTATAGCCGGCAAGGAAAGCGTTGTATATATCGCGCCATTCATCATGCATAAATCCATTGTCGCTGGCATACTCTCGGGCTGCTTCTTCTGGTGTTTTCATCATTCATAAGGATTTTCAGGTAAGGTATTCACGTCGATTGCCAGTCCGGCGTAGATCAGGTTCCGGTAGTCGAACATCCATTCATTGAGCTTGTCGTAGTACCTTAACGCCTTCTCTGTATCAGATACAGGGAAACAATTTAATTTATCTAATGCTAAAGTCGGCACAAACCTTTCCCCTTCGTGGGTGATCTCTTTGGTTAGGTCGGACATCGGGCGAAGAAGAGGCTTTCCATGTTTGGGAGGTATTTTGAGAAACACATATCCACCTATATGTGACTTAATCTCAACGGCAAAAGGACAAACATTTTTATAATGCTTTTGCATTAGCCCGTACGGCATATAGCCGCAAATATCTTTCAACTCAAGTGTTTTCATAGCTCTTTCTTTTCAATCGTTTTACAAAATTCTTGACATTCAGCGCCTGTTCGTAGTAGCAATCCTTCTCCACCACTATTCTCTCCTTGTAGAGAGGCAATCCGTCAAAGCCCATCGCACACTCCCGAATCACGTCGGCCGGCTTGATCTCGCCTGTTTTGTAGTTGAAAGAGAACAGAGTGTGCCCCGGTACCTTCTTCATGCGTCCGATCAGCTTCAACTCTTGCTGCTTTTTGATTTGGGCCTCGATGCGGGATTGTTCTCTTTTATTCCAAACTATGTCTGCATCAGGGATCATTTTCATAGTTCATTACGCCTAAGCGCCATCATACAATCGAAACAGAAAAATCCACCAACAGCACCTATGATATCATCCGGCAATTCTTCTTCCGATTCAAAATCACCTTCAACACATTCAGAACCAGTCGGTATACGTTCGTGGCGTTCCCTATACTTTTTGCCATTAAACAGAATGTCTGTCGTCCAGCCGTCTTGTGTGATTTCAATGTTAATTTTGTTTTTCATAGCTCATTCTTTAAAGTGTTTAATGTTTTTTAAAGTTTCAGTTGTTAAGAATTACTTAATAACTGGAGGATGAAGCTGTCATTTATCATTCGCACAACCCGTAATAACTCATGCAACTCGTGGCCGTGTCGTCATCGAACAAGGAGCCCGTCGCGTTCTGCCATTGGACGTACCGTACAACATCCCGGATCGAGGAATATTTATTACCGCTGGTTATGGCGCGAGTCGGTATTTTGTTAGGACCGAAGAACGACGACTGCAATTCCTTTTCGAGGTTTGCGATTTGCTCGATACGTTCCGGCGACTGGATGGCGATGTTGAGAATATCCCGCTGACTGCACATCACGCACGGCCAGCAGCCGACCCGCTTATAACCCATTTTGTAGAGGGGATTCGGTTCGAGGCCCGCGGCGAGGATGTAATCGATGACCTGTTGCGCCGACCAGTCGAACACGGGACGCAAAAGATCGTCGGCGAACTGTGACCGGAACACCCGAACATCCTTGCCGCGGTAGCTATACTTCTTCGGCTTTCCGTTTTTGTCGTAGCCGTAAGGCTCGAAATAATACTTGAAATAGGTGCATTGCGTCTTCATCTTGGCTCGTGCCGAGGATTCCGCGGCACGGATGCCCTGAATAATGAGCGTATTATCTTGTACGACGTCGAGGATGTAGTCAGTCATTGGCTTCGTCTTCAGTTCCTCTGTACAATACCGGGCGCGCGCCGACGGGCAGCGATGCTTCTGCCGGGCAAGATCGACCATACCTGCATACTTCTTCGACTTCAATGTTACCAGATCGAGATGCAGCTTGTCGGCGATGCGATGGATGTATTCGTAGGTTAGTGGGTGTTCCCACCCAGTATCGCAGAATACCGTCGTGAAATTCTTGGTGATATGTTCGCGGGTCCACAACAGAGCAGCAAGGCTGTCTTTACCGCCGGAAAAAGTAACTATAACTCTCATAATCTATCTGTTATTCTTTGTCCCGAACGCAACGCACGCTGAAGCCGTTGGCGCGATTGAAGTAGTTCAGCGGGTAGACGAAGCCCGAGCGGAAGTAGAGGTTGACCGCGTAGTTGCTGCTTCCGTAGCCCGGCGACGAGGACCAATAGTAGCCGCTGGTACTCGTACCGATCATCTTTGTGCGATAGCCGAGGCCCTTAGAAGAGCTGAGGCCCGCAATAGGCAGGAATAACGAGCCCTTGTGGTCCGAGTCGTGATTACCCCCAAACCAACGGCCCTTTAACTCGTCGTCCCATGTCGAGCCAAGATCACATAATGCCGTCCATTCATCCCCGGTCGGCAAGCGCTTCCCGACGGACCTCGCGGCATCCATTGCCTCATGCCATGTGTAGTAATGATGGCCGTCCTTCTTGTAACCGCCGATGGCCAAATTCTCTGTGTCCCACAGCAGGCCGCAAAGCTCGATGGAGTCGGACTCGGGATCGGACGCAGAATCGGCCGCAACCGGATTATCCTCCCTCCATTGAGCGCCGGTAATGAACCCGTCTATCCATTCATTGTGGCAAGCTTCATCTATCATGTTGTAGATGGTCTTATCGTAATCCTCACCCAAACGAATCGGGCACAGTGCCTCGGCTACTTCACGTAATGTTTTCATAATCGTCTCAATTTTTCAATTTCCCTATTCTTGTCATCGATTACCTTGCGGGCTATTTCCTCGCGCTGCTTCGACTCGTCGAGGCAGATTTTCAGTTTGGCTATTTCTGCCTTCAGTTGACGGATTTCCTCTTGGTATTCGTTTCCCTTTTTATCCGTTTTCATAATTATCGTAATCGTTGATCGTCTCGAATATCCGCAGTGATACGCGCCCATTCTGCGGCCAGATCGAAGCCGCCTATGCCGGAAAAAAGAGACGCGTGGGTCATGGCTTCAGTTTGTAATACGTGCTATTGACCGTCGGCCCGCAAACGAGCATTCCGGCATCGACCAAACGGTCCAACTCGCCTTGCAGATCGGGCCCCGAATAGTGGGCGGCGATCTCAGGGTACAAGGCTATGAACGGGGGCTTTTTCGCTGCGCGCTTGCCTTCGATAATGGCTTCTATGATGTCGAAAACGCTATCCATGATTGCCCCGGTTACTCTGTCCGTCCAAAATGATCGTCGTCATGTCCCGCATTCGGTCGTACACCCGTTCGCCGTACCTCCCACGGATCGACTCCTTGTTGAGATTCGTCACGACTATCGTAACTTTCCGCTCGTCGGCCCGCCGGTGCAGAATATCGGCAAGCGGCATGATCTCGTTCCCGTAATGCTTGACAGTGGTCGGTTCCACGCCGAGATCGTCGATGGCCACAGTCCGGTAACGGAAGAACATCGGACATATATCGCTGTCGGCCCGGAAAGCATCGGCCACATCCGAGGCGTGGAAGATGTTGACGAACGCTCTTTCGCTAAGCGGAACTCGCTGCATGTAGTCGTTCACGAACAACCGAATCGCCTCCATCAGCGTACTCTTGCCGGTTCCGATTCCGCCCATGATCTTCAGTCCCCAAGTATTGCCGGAGGTCAGCCACCCGGCCGCGATGTCGATAGCCCGGTAGTGCGCCGGGGTGAAGCGAGCCGCTTTCCCGCTCCCGGCAATCAACTGCCCGCAAATGGCCAGCAGATTGTCCCGGACTTCCTGCACAGGCCGACCGATCCTAAAAAACCTCGTAGTGGCTCGGAACGGCAAGGCGCTCGTTAATCTGCCTATTGCTTTCGCTTCCATACTGTTGCGATTTTTCTTTGTTTTCATACTTGCCTTCCAGCACTTTCACGAAATTTACCGGTCTGAAAATCCAATCGAAGTCGGCCGTCCATTCGCGAGTATTCTGTCCGGCGAGAAACGACGACCGGCCGGCGGCCCGGATCACGTCGAAAACAGCCTCCCGGCCGTGCTCGCGGAGCCGGGCATATACAGCCTCCCGCCGCTTGTCGGTAAGTGTTTTTACGGGACGCAGCGATTTGCAGGTGTCGTTGTAGAACCTTACGATCTCCTCGATCTCCGGCTTGCCCGGAATATTCGGTTTCCCCGAATTTCCATTTTCCGAAGTTCCGAACGGCAATTCAGCGTCCTCCGATTTAGGAGGACTTATAGGAGGTTTTTGTTTTTGTTTTTGTTTTTCTCCTATAAGAGGTGTATCGGCCGTTTTGCTATGTGTTTTGCTAAAGTTTTTACTAAAGCTTTTACTAAAGTTTTTGCTAAAGTTTTTACTAAAATTATTTAAGCTTAAAAGAGTGTATACCGGAGATTGAGCCCGCCTTTTTCCTTTCACAAACTCAATAAATCCTTTCTGCTGTAATCTATTGCGTGCATCGATCAAGGTAGGTTCGCTCATACCGATCGAGACGCAGATCAACCCGTTGGGACACTCAAAGGGATTCTCCCAGTTTTGCGTATTGCATTCCTGCAAAAGAAAAAAATACAGGTCGGCCTCTACGCTGGACAATCGCACTCTACGTCGTGTTTGCCAAAAAAGGTTTATCAGTTCGATATAGTTCATAATCTACATATACACGTTAGTCAATACCCGCGTCCGGTTCTGTATGCAGTACGTACCCGGCTTATAAGAGGCGAGCTGCAAATCCTCGACCCGGCCGAAGCGGTTGAAATTGCCGCACAGATCGACGATCCAGCCCTCGGCCTTCGACGGATGAGGACGAATCGCCCGACCCACCATTTGATAGTACAGAGCCAGCGAAAGCGTCGGCCGGGCCAGCACCACCGTGTCGAGCTCCGGATAGTCGAAGCCCGTCGTCAGCACGCCGACATTCGTGACGACCTTGATTCGTCCCGCCTTGAAGTCGGCGAGGATGCGCTCGCGCTCCTTTTTCGGCGTATTCTGCGACACGATAGCCGCCATACCCGGCAGGCTGTCGGAAATGTACTGAGCCTCCTCCACGAACCGGGAGAACAGCAATATGCCCCTACGATTCACCCGAAGAAGCCGCCGAACGATATTCAGCACTCCGTCGTTGAAGCTCACGCGCCTATACTCGCGCTGCACGGAGTCGTCCGTATAGTCGGCCCCGGTCGAATTCCTGCGCAACCGGTTCAGATCGATCAGCGGGATGCGGTAGTAGTTCAGTTTGGCCAGATACCCCTGCCCGAACAGATAGCCGATCTGCACGAAGAACAGAAGGCGCGAGAAGACGCGCGGGCTGGTATTCGTGATAAAGCGCAGGACCGCGCCGTTTCGCGTCGAATACAGGCGGTACGGCGTAGCCGTCAGGCCGATGATCTTACACCGGATCGCCTTGAAGAAGTCGCGGTACATTCCCTCCTTCGGATTGACCAAATGGCACTCGTCCACGATCACATACCGGAAGTGCGAGAACTCCTCGACGTGGTTCTTCACGCTGCCGATTGTGGCAAAGGTGATACGGGAGATAGCCTTGCTATTGCAGGAGGCCGAGTAGACCGCGCATTCGAGGATGTCGTATGCGCATAGCTTCGCGTAGTTCTGCTCCAGTATCTCCTTGCTCGGCTGGAACACCAGCACCGGAGCGCCGAGCCGAGCGGCGATGTCGGCAATGACCAGACTCTTGCCGCTGCCCGTCGGAAGAACCATAATACCGTTGGCCGTAGCGGTGCGATCCTTGAAATACCGCACCGCTACGTCGGCGGCCTGTTGCTGATATGGACGAAGCCGGTACATGGTCTATTCTTCCTCAAGCGTTTCGTCGCTATCGTCGCCGATCTCCGAGTCGTCCTCGAAATCGGCACTCTCGCCGTCGCCTTCGGCCATATCCTCGTCCAAAAGATTCTCTTGCTCCTTCTTGCGGAAGTCGAAGCCGAACATATCGAAAAGAGCCTGCGCGTTCTTGTCCTGCATGTTGAACAATTCGCGGCGCTCCCACTCGGGAATAAGGCACACGTCGGCCAGCTTGAACTGACCGTTCGCCCATGTGTAGTACAGGTAATGGTTATCCACCGCGATCCGGTACGTCGTATCCTGCGGCAAATCGATCTCCTTGCTGCCGGCCTTGACCTCTTTGACCAGATTATCGATGCGGGTCAGGGTTGCCTGAAGGCGTTCCTTCGCGTCCTTGACGCGCTGTTTGGCCTCCGCCTCGATCTTCACGAGCTCCGTCTCGTGCTTGATCTTGTCGCCCTCCATCAGCTCCGCGTAATTATTGCGCATCGTCTGCTTCTCGTAAGCGTCGAGAAAGCGGACGACCTTCGGCCCGGCATTCAGCGCGACGAACTTGTCGGCCAACAGCTTCTCGATCTCTGCCAGCGAGTCGGCTCCCTCGAAAAGCACTTTAGGAAAGCGATCCGCCGCTTTCGGCAGATTGAACTTGATCTCGTCCGGAATGTAGTTAGATAAGTCTTTCATGTTTTACGATTTAGATTTGGTTGTCGTACTGATGTTCGAATTGATCCCAATACCGGTCCTCCGGGTTCGGAAGCTCGATCCCGAGCTCCGACGAAGCGAAGGCCCGGATGTGTTCGAGATACTGAGTGAACCGGAGCGAATCGAGAGCGGAGGTGGACACGGGACGGTACAGGGTCGTACCCCAGAGCGTTTTCGTATCGACCCCCAAAAACTTCTGCTTGAAATACTCGTGCAGATCGTCCTTGTCCTGCCCCGTCTCGTCGCTGATGCACTTGATCCAGAGCCACAGCAGGCGGTTCTGATCGACCGACCGCCGCTCGCGGTGGCGCACGACGGTCACATCGTAAGCCTTGCCCTCCGGAAGCCGGTCGAGGTAAGCCATGACGGCCTGTTTGTCCCGCGCTTTTTCGACTCTGAATTTCATAGCGCCCGGTTTCAGAAGGGAAGATCGTCCGGATTATCGGCCGGAGGAACCGTATAGCCTCCCGAATATTGGCTATCCGCCCGGGCAGCGGTCCCCTGATTGCCGTAAGGAGCTTGGCCGACTGCCGGGTAAGGTTGGCCGGCGTACCCCTGCGGAGCCGTTGCCGGACCCTGCTGTCCGTAACCGGTCGGGCCGGCCCCCTGACGGCTATAACCCTGCGGGGCCTGATTCGGGTCCCGCTCGTCGAACAACTGCACCCAGCCGTCCCATCCGCCCGCAGGGATCGTGTCGAACTTGATGCTGATGCCGCCCCGGTCGCTGTGGAATGCCTTGCCGACAGTCACCCAGCGAGTCTTCTCCTGCCCGGCGTTGTCCGTGTATTTCGTACCGAAACACACGTTCTGTCGCTTTAATACTGCCATAATTATGCGTTATTGAAAATCTTCTTGTCGGTAATCTTATCCCGGCGCGCTTCGAGAAATTCGATGAAACGTTCGCAATGTTCCCGAAGCCGCTGCCGGCTATCGTCGTAGTGGAAGTCGTACCACTCTTGGTACGTGTTCTTAAAATCGGTTACCGTGTACTCGAATCCCCGGATGCGGCAACCCATCTGATCGAGGCAGAACGGATAAACGTCCTTCTGCCAAGCCATGCGGAATTTGCCGAACTCGTAGCGACTCGTCGTCTTGATGTCGAACACCGTATCCTGAATCAGTTCGTCGATGTAACCGTAGAGCTCCACGTCGCCGTACTGCGTTTCGAGCGTACCCGAGCAGAAGACCTGCGAAGCCGCTCCCCGGAAATAATCGACGAACTCCTGCACGATCTTCACCGGGAAATCGAAAATATAGGCCGTGCCCATACGCGACTTATGATCGATGCGGATCAGTTCGGTCCCCGCCTTGTCGGTCGCGTTGCTTGAGATTGTCATCACGCCGGCAAGAGCGGCATCGACAAGATTGTTAAAGCAGGTGCCGCGCTCGGCCGCCTCGCTCTCGAACGGCACGCGGTTGATCGCGTCGAGAAGTCCCCGTTCGATCTCCGCCTCCACGTCGGAAGGGGTCTTATCGGCATTCCACGGCTTCTCGATAGCGGCATCGATGTACCGATACTCGTTGAAACGGTCGAGAAGCGACGGATATATCCTGTATTTAGGCGGCCGGCTCATATTTCCCTGTTTCTTTGTTGAACTGGCAAGAGAGCGCGGCGGCTTTCGCCACGAGCTTGCGCGATGCCTGAATCTTAGAGTCCCAAATCGTCTCGAAATCCCGCAACCGGGACGTGGCATCGTTCAGGCTGTCGCAATCGGTAATAGCCTCGACATTCCGGTCGATCAGCGCGATCAGGTCGTTATACTTCCTGACTTCCTCCTTGCGCTTTTCGAGATTCTCTTGGTAAGACTTGAAGATGTTCGTCAGCAAATCGTTCGGAGCGATGACGGTCCCGTTCTCGTCGATCAGCCTCGGAATGTTGATGACGCTGGGAAGATTGCACGTATTCTTGCCGTAGAACTTCTCGCACGGGTCGAACGAGATCGTCCGCTGCTTGCCGATGGCCTGAACGTATCCCACCAGGTCCAGCTCCTTAATCAGGTCCCCGGCCGACGAGCCTCCGATCTCCGGCCGGATGATCTTCTGGTCGCCCTCCTTTTCCTCACGCTCGTGAGCCACGAAAACAATGTGCTTGCCCATTATCGAGATCGATTTAAGGACCCGGATAAACTCGGCCTTGCGCGCGCCGTAGCCTTTCAGGGACAGGCTGCCGTCCCGTTGGCCCAGCTTCGGGTCGTTTTGGATCAGCCACGCCCCCATGTAGTCGAGCATCTTGCCCGCCGTGTCGATCACGATAGTCTTGAACGGAGCGAGCTCCCCGCTCTGCATCACTTCGAGAAAATCGTTGTAGGAACTCACCTGAAGCGTGGGGGTCTGGTGCGCGACATTGACGCGGTGAACGCCGTTGTCGAAGTCCAGAAGTACCGGATAAGGCGCAGAAAGCGCGTCGGTCGTCTTACCGATGCCCGGCTGTCCGTACAGCAGGGCTTTGATCGTGGTCTGAACCTGAAGCTCAGACGGCTTTTTAATCAATCCCATAATCGTATCGTTTTAAAAAAGTTGTGTATCTTTGTCCGGTCGGACGGAGTCGGACAACTACCGGCCGGCTTTTAATCAATCCCAAGCTCCCGATATCACCCGTCGGGGGCTTTTTCTTTTCAAGAACTATTCTTTGTCCCGCACGCAACGCACGCTGAAGCCGAGGGCGCGACCGTTGTAGCTCAGTGGGTTGACGTAGCCCGAGTAGAAGCCGAGGGTGCCCGCGCCGTTGTCGCCTCCGTAGTACGGCGACGAGGACCAATAGTAGCCGTATAAGCTCGTGCTGGCCAACTCGCCGCTATTGCTGTAGCGCAGGCCCGCAGCAGGCAGGAATAACGAGCCCTTGTGATCCGAGTCGTGGTTGCCCCCAAACCAACGGTCCTTTAACTCGTCGTCCCATGTCGAGCCAAGATCACATAATGCCTTCAATTCCTCCCGGGTCGGCAAGCGCTTCCCGACGGACTTCGCGGCCTCCATCGCCTCATGCCATGTGTAGTAATGATGGCCGTCCTTCTCGTAACCACCGATTGTCAGGTTGTCACGGTCCCACAAGAGCCCGCAAAGCTCGATTTCGTTTTTCATTATTTTCATTCAGAATTAGTCTGTCACAAATCCAGTTTCGGATGATCGAAAGTCCCCATTCTCGACCCTTTGGCGGGCAGGGGCGATCCGTAATAGTATGTCTTGTATTTCGCCACCGTCCGGCCGCTGTCGTCCTTGCGGATATTCCAGTAGTATTCGATAGGCATACCCTGCTTGATTAAGCGGGATATGACCTTGCGGGAATCGCTCGTTTGCCCGAGGCGGTTCGCCTGTGCTGTCGTCATGCGAATGCCGGCCAGAAAGGCCGCCTTGATTCTTTCCTGTGGTCCGTATGGCTGTGAATGTGACATAAGCTCGATTTCTTAAAAACCCTCCGGGGCCGTCGCGGATGCGGAGGGGGTGAGAGCTTTAGGGCTCTCTACTAACTAATCAAACCCAAACTTTTGGCTGTCTCTTTTCGGTCGGGCAGCGGACCGTCTATTCTATCCACAGGCTCTTTCTCAGGTACTCGTCCACAACGCGGGTGAGCCGCTCCGAGGAGCAGTCGTTGGTGATCCGCTCGCCCCCGTCGACATAAGTGACGAGCCGGGCGAAGCTCACCCCGTAGCCCCATACGTTCTCCTCGTCGCCCTCGTCGGAGCGGTTCCAACTCGTGGCGTAGAACTCGACGCTCGCGTCCAGCCCGTGGCCGATCACCTCGATGCCGCCTCGGCGTTCGTCTATGTCTTCGGGGCATTCGCCCTTTGCTCGGGGCTGCTTAGAGACGGTATCGTCGATATGCTCTCGGATTCGTTCGGCCACGAATCGCATCTGGGCCGGGGTGACGTGCAGAATCTGCTGCATTCGGTTCTCAGCCTCGCTTAGCATGTAACACGTATTCTTGTTGGGCATCTCCGTGCCTATACGGCTCGGGTATTCGGTATATGTATTTACTGCCTGCATTATTTCAGATTTAAAGGTTGGCAAACGATGTCCTCGGCCAAGATGAAATACTTCGGCCAGCGCTCTTTGATACGTGCGCAAGCCATGCCGATAGCTTCCTCGCGGGAAGTTGCGAGGAACGGATGAGAGCAATGAAGGTTCGCTACGCAAATGTCTATTCGCTTCGCGTAGATCGATACCTGATAGTAACGTTTGGTAGAATGTGCCTGAACAGGCTTAGAGAAAGCGCTATTACGGGCGCTAACCGTAGCGATGGATGCACCTTGTGCACCTGCGCTAACTTTTTCGCTGTTTGCCATTTTCGGAAAAAAGTTAGTTGCGTATGTAACAAAAGAGGCGAGGCCCCTCGGTTGTTTTGGCAAACAGCGCGAACTTGTAGGTACAAGATCGTCCGAAAGAGACCCCGCTTTATTATGCGGTTTGTATGTAATGCGTGAACCTACGTTCTCGCTGTTTGCCATTACAAATATGGGCAAAGTTTCTGACTTCACCAAATTTGCACGCATATATTTTTCACAAACCGCTGTCATTTTTCTTAATCTTTGAAATCGAGGGCCGAGTAGGAGTCGAACCTACCTTCCCGGGCCGGCCCTTTGGAGCTTTCACTCCTATTTGCTTGCTTGGACAATCAACGTTTGCTTGCTGGCGGAGCCTTTCGGATACTGTTCTGCCAGCTTGAGCAGCGCTATACGCTCCTCGTTTTTCTGGGCCTCGCTTTGCGGACCGTCGTGTAATTGAATCTCGTCGTTCATAATTGTAGTGTTTTGTCGATTTAGCAATGCGCCATACCACAGTATCGCAAGCAATATGATTGGTAAAGCGATCATATCTATTTGTAATTAAGATTCTTTAGTGATGTTCTCTTTCGTCTTCCGTCTTTTTTGCGAAAATCCAAATCGGTGATCATCGATAAGTCAAGCCGTATGGCCTCGTAAACGGATAGCTTGTTATCTGCGCCTAAGGCGAAGCCTCCGCATAGTTGGAAATTTCTCAGCCGCTGATAGCTCACGTTTCGCAGACAGGCTATTTGCGGAAGCGTAAGGCGAAGTTTCGATTGCCGAAGGTCGATGAGCCCTGCCGCCGCTAACCGGTCGTGATCGTCAAGCTTGACAAAGCCGTTTTCATACAGCGTTTGATAATCGATATGAATAGTCACCTCGCTCATTTGCTAATCAATCGCTACGTTTTCCGTTTCATTTCTCCGGCCTCGGCGTACCCGCCGGGCTATCGAATCGCAGTTCCCGATCTGGGAGCAGAACAGTATCAGCAGCATGATCGCTCCTGCCTTGCGCCTGATCGGCGACAGATCGAAGCTGATCCCGAAGCGGGTGCAAAACCACCACGCAGGGAGCTCGCCCGGCGTTATGCCGATCTTCTCACATGCACTCCGAATCTGATTCGTAACCGTGTGTACCGATTTGCAAAGTCTGTCGGCGATGATCTTATAAGGACATCCCCATGCAACAAACTGAACGACCCGGTTTTCCTCGGCGGTGAGTTTCGCATCTACGTTCATGGCTGCTATTCATATCCCCAAGGGGAGGTAACGTCATATTTGGCAAATACTGCCTCGATTGCCGCCCGTTCGGCCGGAGTGTGGTCTACCTTACCATCACGGCGGTTATACCATTGATAGCGGCTCTTGATCCGCAATGCGGCCATGATCTCTTTTCGGATCATCACCTGAAATCTTGCTTGTGTGTCGCCAAGCCCCTTTCTGAAAGCGTTAATCATATCGTCTGCGTTTGAAAATCCTTTACTTTTCCCGCAAATAGTGTATATTTGCTATTTACAGTAAGTTTAATTCGGCATACATTTGCTGGTGTCGATTAAACACATTGCAAATATATAGTAAAACTAATCGAAAACAAAACATTTGATTAGTTTTTTAAAATAAAAATTATAACTCACTATGGATTCTCCTGTAAAACAAAGACTTAAAGCATTCATAAAACACGAAGGGCTATCCATAAGACAGTTCTGCTTGAAAATAGGAGTCTCTCCTGCTTTTGTAGCCAATATTGTCAAATCAATTCAACCCGACCGAGTGAATAGTATATCTAATCAGTTTCCTGATTTAAATATTGGCTGGCTTCTCACCGGAGAGGGTGAAATGCTGAAGGCTGGCGAACATCAACAGTCGCCTTTATCGGGCAAACTTATTCCTTTTTACGATGCAGATGCCGCTGCCGGTAACGAATACGGTATGAGCATGGAACCGGCCAGACGGGCGGGGATGATTGAGATCGGCAGTGTATTACGGGATAGCGAATCGGCTATACGGGTATATGGGAATAGCATGGTTCCTAATTATCCGGCCGGCTGTGTGATCGGCCTGAAACTGCATACGGATAGCTTTATTGAACCCGGACGGGTATATGTGGTAGAAACCCGCGCTAACCGATACTTGAAGCGTCTATACTATAATCAGGATCGCACGTGTTTCCATTGTTTGAGTGACAATCAAATGAAATATGAGGACGGTCCCCGCAAGGGAGAATTATACTATCAGGATTTTGATATACCCATCAATGAGGTTATCCGTCTTCACCGGGTTGTCGGGGTTATTAAACGGAATATATTGTAAAGTCAATGGAAATGGTAAAATTCAGCGACGTTCGCGACAAAGTTGTGCAACTTCGGAATCAAGATGTACTACTGGATTTTTCCGTGGCGGAACTGTACGGAGAGGATATGCAAACGACCGACACGGAGACCGAAATTGAGTTGAATTTCGCCGTTTTGAAGTTGAAACATACTGTCAAACGCAAAAAATAGGATTACAATAGTAGCTATCAATATGACAGGAAAGGACCGAAGACTACTCCTCGGTCCTTTTCATAATTGACAACGCTTGTTCGAGAAACACTCGCATAGGTATCCTGTGCTTATTGGTATACTCCCTCAGTTCTTCCCGCAACCGCAAAGGCACACGCAAGGTTATCGTAGTTGACGGTTGTTTGGTGTCTATGGGTTTGCGCCCGGCTCCTCGACGCGCTCCTCCGTGTCCATTCTTTTTCTCGCCCAATACTAACATGATTACTGTCTGGTTATTCGTTGCAAGAGCACGACAGATTCGCGTGCCGAACGAAGTGCCTCGATAAACTTATCCGCAACGCCCTCGCCATTCATATCGACAAGTCGCGGATGCTGCGCCTGCGCCATACGCAGCACTTCGTCGAGTGCGGCAATCTGGTTATCATATGGCAGACCATCGCGCCGAACGGTTTCGGCCTCTCCGTGCATGTATGCCTTCAACGCCTTTTTCATTAGTGGCGGCAGGCGGTTGATATGTGCGACCGGCTCATACAGCATTCGCACGATCTCAAGCACGACAACCGTCTCCCCGGCAACGGCTGCCATATAACGGTTTTTGCCTTCAGGCGCATCCATACGGGCGGCTACCTCTGCGCGACGCGATTTGGGAACAGTATATACCCGCGCGATAAAGCCGACCTCTTTGTCAGTACACACGACGAAGTCGTCGGTGAAGCGCGATGCTTCGGACCGACGGCTTCGGTCGATGATGAAAGCTGGATAATCTTTGGCCATACATTAAATATCTGATTTGATTAAAAGTAATTGATATTCCAACTCTTCTTCTGAAGGCAGCGAACCGATCTTGCGCATATTGTGCAATGTCCAAAATCGTTCTTCGTTTTGATCTACCGGCACTTTTCGTACAGCCTGAGGTTTTGAATAGCTATCATTGAACAGCCGAGCTATTTCGTTTTTAAATGCCTCGATACCCTCGCGCAATCTGATCTTCTGAGCTTTTCTGACCTCTTTAGTACTCATAACGCGACAGATGGTCTGCCCGTCGGTCAAATGAATGAATACTCGTCCGCTTTCTTGATTTTCCTTAATAGCACGAATATCTGATGCTTTCATGTTTTTTTCGGTTATATTTTCAGTTTCAGTATTTTCTTTTTTGTCGTTTTCAACCTCAGCATCGAGTGCCTCCATGCGGGCGGCGCAAGCCTCGGCCTGATCGTCGGTCAGCTTTTTGATCGCGAAAGCAACGCACCATGCTTGCTTTACGGAAATCGCGCGATTGTCACAACTGGCTTTCTTGCAAATGTCAACCACGAAACCTTCTCCGATTTCGGTGATGATATTGAAAATGAAGTATGCGTCATCAGAATATTCGACGCTGCTACTGCTCAGATAATGGTAATTGGATACCTTTTCAAAGATGTCGCGCACATTCATTGCGCGGAGTTCGTTGATAGTGTCGATGTACTTTTTCATATCGTCCGCTTTGAGCCCGTCGGCTTTGGTTTGAGGTTTAACTTCAATGCAAAGGTAAGAATATATTTTGAATATGCAAAACATTTTTCAAAAAAATCACTTCAAACCATAATTTCAATTTTTAACACAAATAATCGCGCCGAAAATTGTTACTGTGCCTGAAAATTTGCTAATTTCGTATGCAAACTCACCCAACAAACCTAAAATTCAGACAATGAAGAATATTTTACTTTGCCTAATGGCACTATGTTTCGTTGCAAACGCCAGCGCGCAAATAGAAGTCCAAAAATCATTTAAAAACTCTTTAATCATTATAGGAAATTTGTCATCAGGAGCAGTCTTTAACGCTTTGTCTGATCAAGGTAAAAGGCTCGCTGAACATAAGTTGTATTGTCGAGTTTTTAAAGACAAAACGACCTACGGAATTTTAGTAGATACAGAAAACCGTTTTGACGATGATTTCGAATTTGCTCTTGGCACTGACATTGAAAAGGCCAGCAAAAGCATCAACGACATTTTGTCTATTATGAATGATAGCGACTTGAATACGAGCTACACTATTAAAGATGAGGACGACCGGATCATTCAGTTAAATCTGAAAACTCGCAAGGGTATACATCTTAAAGCGATAGATGCGAAAGGTGATGTCATTGTTGATGATGTATTTCTCACGAAAAGTAATTTAGAAAGGGCTTTGATGTTGCTGGAAAAGAAAGCCGAGTCTGTTGTTAATAAAGAACTTGCGAGGCAGAAAGAATAAGAAGTCGTTTTCGAGAATACAATAAAGCTGCACTCTCGCGGCTTTATTTATTTGAAAATATTCAGTTTTGACAACCTCTGTGCGTTTTCATCCGCCGATATTCTCAGGTAGTTTCGGGTCGTTTCAATGGACGAATGCCCCAGCAATAGCATGATGTCAAACAACGACACTTCCCCTGACAGCAAAAGATTGGTTGCAAATGATCTTCGCGCGGTATGGTTGGTTACGAGCTCCCATTTCAGGTGCTCTTCGACAATAGTTTGGCCGGCTATATGCTTTATAACTTCGACAGGATAATCTATTGCTCCGGTCATCCGACAGATGATCTTTATCTTGACATTTATATCTTGATCCGGAATACTCTCAAATAATAACCCTGATTTGATCAATTCCTGAGCACGGCTATTTAGCGGAATAGACACCTTTTTCTTCGTCTTTCGCATATAGACATTCACGATTCCGCCTCGAATGTTAAGTTCGCGAAGCGAATTATAATCGGACACCCGCAATCCTGTGTAACAGCCGAACAAAAACTTGGCGCGAGCTACATTATACATTTTTACTTCGTAATCGGATAGCTGAGATTCCTGTCCGATATCCGCAAAAAATGCGGCAATCGCCTCGCGGGTCAATTCCTGCCCGGCAATCGCTTCGATTTCGTCAAGGGTAAGATATATCGCATCCATCGGATGCGATTCAATCTTGACCCCAAGCAGGGGCTTTAAACCCATTTCATCCCGGGCTTCGTTATACACTCGCTTTACAATTCGAAGGACACCCCCTGCATAATTATTGGAAAATCCTTTCCGATACATCCATTGAGTAATTTTTTCACAGCCTCCCGAAGCTACCCATTTGAACGAGATGACCATTTTGTTTTCATTTTCAAAATCATGCAGCAGCCTGAGTACCGACTTCCATTTGGTCCGGGTTGAAACAGCATGCGTTACGTTGTTTTGAATCATGTGATCCATGTAACTGCAAAAAACCTCTTTGGGCTTCACTTCTCCCGCCAAGAGTTGATCGAATTGCTCCCAAAACTCCCACGATTCGGGGATCAAGCATTGTTCTGTAAAATAGTTACAAGCATCTTCCGCTGCTTTTTTCTGTTTCTTCAAAGCCGCGTTTTTTGCTGTAACCTCCTTGTCGGTGGACGGAGCAAGTATTTTTTCGCTATATTTGCTCCAACTGCTTGTCGTAATGGTTATGCCGGTAGCTCTTTTAAATCGTTTACCTTTATACCGAACGATTAGATCTATCGAACTTCTCTGTGTTGATGTTTTATGCAGAAAAAATCGGGCTGACATGCAGGAACTTTTAGGGGAACGTTTTGTAATATGATTTAATATTGCAAAATTATTAATTGCTTGTAAAATAAATTATTTTACGCTTAACAAAAATAGTTTTTATTGTTAGAGTAGAATTGGTGGGTCAACAAGTATCCCTGACAATCCGCGGGTTGTCAGGGATACGTGCTTGAGAATAGTAACGAAAGAAAATTTTCCGTTTCGGGCGAGTCCGCCGATGGTCAGTCCCCGCGCGGTATATTTTCGTCTCGAAATATTATGCATCCTGAATTTTGGTGTTCCGGCCTTGGTATGGACAATGTTCGTCCGTATATTTGTCAT